GTGGCCCAATCAGAATTGACTGTACCAACACCATTTGCAAATACCAAATTGCTAATTTTGAAAAATAAACACACAGAAAGGATGGAGTTTATGTTAGTAGAAATTATTGGAAAAAGATACGAGGAAAAATTAGTCACCACAAGCTTGAAAGTGGCAGAGCATTTTGAGAAAGAGCATAAAGATGTGCTTGAAAGTATACGAAATCTCGTGGCGGAAAATTCCGCCGCCAATTTCTTCACCTTGACCACATATAAGAACCGCGGGAAAGAATATCCGATGTATGAAATGGACAGAGATGGATTCTCTCTGCTTGCTATGGGTTTCACGGGCGAAAAGGCTTTACGGTGGAAGCTGGATTATATCAAGGCTTTCAACACCATGGAGAAAGAACTTAAGAGAATCTATACGGAACGCCAGCAGTGGGAGATTGAGCGGCAGAAGGGGGTAGTGATACGGCATATCCTAACTGATACCATCAAAATGAAAGTAGCGGAAAGTCCAAACAAGAGATTCTCATATCCAAACTATACCAAGCTCATATATAAGACTATATTTGGCAAGACCATGAAGGAACTTCAGCAATATTATGGTATGAAGGAGCGGGAAAGTATCAGGGAACATATAACAGCGGATGAATTGCGGCAGATTGAATCCATGGAAATGCTGGTGAGCAGCCTCATAAGCTGCGGATGGGGATATGATCAGATCAAGGGATTCATCCAGGAAAACTCCGTAAAGATGCTGGCGGGATAAAATATAAACGCCCTGAAAAGGGAGAAAGGAAAAGAACGTGAAAGACACATTGATATTAAAAGATGGAAGTGTGATTGAGCTGGAGGCCGGAGCCTCCCTAAGTGCTCTCCAGGTAGTATCTACGGATAAGGCAGCCATGGTCACCACCTGGGACAAGTTTATCGCAGACAACCTGGCACAGGTTCAGGTAAAGAATGGGGACGGTCTTACTGTAGGAAATTATACAGATCTGGTACTGGTGTCGGAGACATCCGTGATTCAGACAGACGGGACGATCCTGACCACCTATAACCTGCGTGAGAAAAGCGCAGTAGAGTTGCTGGAGGAACGTATCTCAGCGGTAGAGGAAGGTCAGACGGTCCAGGATGGTGCGATCACTGACCTCAGGGAAATGACCAGCTTATTAGAAGAACAGGCAGAGAGAGGCACTACATAATGGCAAGATTTTATGGATTACGGGTCAAAGCTGGAATCATGAAACTTAATGAAGTTCCGAAACTTTGGAGGAGCAGGACAGAAGTATGGCCGGAACAGAACCGGGAATGACAGAAAGGCAGGTAATATGTCAATTGAAATTACCCTTCTTATAGCGATCGCATCCCTGTCTGCATCCATCTATTTCGGCTTAAAAAACAGCAAGAGGGGTGATCGTTCAGACATTGAGGCTAAAGCGGCAGAGACAGCCACAATCAACGTGAAGCTGGACAACATAGGTAATGATGTAAAGGATATCAAGTATGATATCTCGGCAGTAAAGACAGATGTTCAGAATCTGGCAGAACGCATGGTAATCGTAGAGCAGTCAACTAAGTCGGCCCATCATAGAATTGACGGCATAGAAGAAAAAGAGAGGAAATGAAGATGGATTTTGGAATAGCAAGTGTAGCAGGAATTACAGTCATATGTTATCTGGCAGGAATGGCATGCAAAGCATCCGAAAAAGTAAAGGATGAGATTATTCCTGTAACATGTGGAGTAGCGGGAGCGGCACTGGGAGTTGCAGGGATGTATATCATGCCCGACTTCCCGGCGCATGATGTGATTAATGCAGCGGCAATCGGAATCGTATCTGGCCTGGCAGCAACCGGAATCGATCAGGCCAAAAAGCAGCTTAAGGGTGGCGTCCAGTAGCGCCGGAGGTGATCCAATATCTCCCACGCAGGGTAAAGCGGAAAAATGAAAGAGAGGTACATGACATGGCAAGGACAACGGACAAGCATGCAGCAAAGATACCAGGGAATGGAGGGCATCTAAAAGAAGGGCCAGACCTGGAAGAAAAGCAGCCCACACCGTATTTTTATGATGCACCGGAAGATATGCCGCACCCGGGAAAGCACCAGAACGGTGTGGGAGGGCCAAGTGACCGGAATGAAAACGGGATTGATGATAACGAAGAATAAAAGAGAAGCGGGAGGGGAGGCAGAGGTGCTTCCCCTCTTGCGTTAAAAGAGGAGGATAAGATTATGATTGACAATGCATATGCAAGAGGGCAGAAGCTGCTGTGCGGCGATTACAGCCAATATACACCAACGGGAAAATCCTATTTTGTCAAGAAGTCCAGGTGGTTCACGGTTCCGCAGAGGGGTGATATCGTTTATTTTTATTACACGTCCCTGGGCCGTGTAGGCCATGTGGGAGCCGCGGTGGTAGTTGATGCGGATTATCGGAAAAAGACCTTCAAATTTATCTCAATTGAGGGTAATACATCCGGGACCGCAGGCGAGCGGAACGGGGGATGTGTTGCCAAACATACATATGAGGGCACATTTGACAAAGTGGGAGGCACAAACAAGATCAACGGCTTCGGCCGCCCCATGTACAGCATGGATACATGCATGGTAGATGAGTTCATCAACGTGTTAGAAAATGAAATGGGGTACATAGAAAAAGCGAGCAACAAGGACCTGGAGAGTAAGAAAGCAAACCCAGGGGATGCAAACTATACAAAGTACGGAAAATGGTATGGTTACACCCCTGCATACTGGTGCCAGCAGTTCATTTCCTGGTGCGCATATGAAGCCTGCCGGCAGCATATGGAAAAGACGCAGACCGGATGGGAAAAACAACCGGATGGCACCTGGAAGTACCTAAGGTATGGCGCGTACATCAAGGACGAGTGGGAACTGATTAACACAGCGGCTGGCTCCCAATGGTTTGTATTTGATGGCGCCGGAACCATGATAACCGGATGGTTCGGATCTGACACGGAAGGGTGGTACTATATGAACCCGGATGACGGGGCCATGCTGGCCGCCCAATGGTTCGAGGTAGATGGGAAGCACTATTATGCAACCAAGACCGGAGAAATGGCCAAGAGCGTATATGTGAGGTCAACCACCCCCGGGATTTACTGCTGGGTAAACGGATCCGGGGAATGGGAAAAGGAATGGGATACCACCATGCCTGACCTGCAAACATACGGACTGGCAGAATAGGAGGCAGTCATGAGATTGGGTGAATTGATAGAAACAGTCATAAGGACAAGAGGGAGGCAGTACAGCGAGGATATCATGACTGGCTGGCTGAATGAGATTGAAGGTCAGGTGATTGATGAAGTAATCAACAAGGCAGAGGGATATGACCTTGAGTTTAAATCAATGACCTACGACCTGGATGCGGAAAGGGAACTGTCTGTGCCGGACCGTTTCCAGGATGTCTATATCAACTATATGCTTTCTAAGATTGATTTTCACAATCAGGAAACAGAACGATACAATAATGATGTGGTCATGTACAACAGTGCATATGACGCATTTGCATCATGGTTCAAGCAGAACCACATGCCAAAGCGCGGGGCCATATTTTCAAGATTTTAGGAGGTTGACATGGGACGGTTACCATATCTGACTACAGCCCCCAAAGAGACCAGCCGCCAGGTTGGTAACTTCCTGGGGCTAAATACAGGGACTGTGATACAAGAGAACGAATTTGCCGACATGAAGAACATGTCATCCCGGGATTTCCCGGCCATCTCCACCCGCAGGCCCAGAGGGGGGATCATCAGGACATTGGGAAAACCACATGGCCTGCATTATAAAAACGGCCTGGCTTACGTGGATGGAACCGGACTATATTACAAGGATGGGAAGATTGCCGATGTAACCGACACGGACAAGCAGATCATAGGGATAGGAGCGTACCTGGTGGTATTTCCGGATAAGGTCATGTACAACACATCCACAAAGGAACTGACCAGCCTGGAGGCACAGTGGACCCAAGGCTCAAGCGCCACCTTTGCCCAGACCACCACCGGGTCCACCATGGTCAGGATTACCTGTACAGGGATTGGGAAAAAGTTCCATCGGTTTGATGGGGTGGAAATCACCGGCTGCACCAATGCTGCATTCAATAAGACAACAGTGATCCAGGAGATTGCGGATGACTATATTGTTATCATCGGTGACCTGTCCGCAAGCTTTACCCAGGCCTCCGGCCTGTCCATCAGCAGGAAGGTGCCGGATATGGACTACATCTGCGAGAACGGGAACCGGGTCTGGGGCTGCTCCAGTGCAAACCATGAGATATACGCAAGCAAGCTGGGAGACCCGGCCAACTGGAATGCTTTTGAAGGGATCAGCACGGATTCCTATGCGGCCACCGTGGGAAGTGACGGTGATTTCACCGGCTGCCTTTCCCATCTGGGGTATGTCCTGTTCTTTAAAGAAGATGCCATACATACGGTAATGGGGGATAAGCCCAGCAACTTCCAGATTACCACGGTCAGCCCGGCGAGGGGGATTGCAAAAGGCTGCGAGGGTACGGCCTGTGTAGTGGACGAGACACTGATTTATGCAGCCCGTAACTGCATATGCAGCTATGATGGGGCAACCCCTTCCTCCATCTCGGATGTGATAGGGGATAAACGGGTATCCCAGGGCGTGGCCGGGCAGTATGACGGCAAGTATTATGCATCCCTGGAACGGGATGGGGAATGGGCACTATATGTATATGATATGGAAAAAACCATGTGGCACAAAGAGGATGACCTTCACATAAGATTCATGACATATGGAGAAGGGGAATTGTATTACATCGACATGGACGGAAACCTGTCAACAATCGCCGGAGACCGGCAGGAAACCGTGGAATGGGCTATTGAAAGCGGCGATATGCTGGATGGAAGCATTGAATATAAGCACCTGAAACGGATCCTGTTCCACCTGAAGCTGGATTTGGGGACGGAGGTGGACGTACTATTAAAATACGATGAAGAGAAGGACTGGGAGAAAGCAATTACCTATACCGCATCTTCCTACCGTACCCATGTGCTCAATATAGTCCCACGCCGGTGCCAGAAGTACAGATACCGCCTGGAGGGCAGAGGCGCCGCTACACTGATTGCTATGGGTAAATCCATTGGACTGGGGAGTGAGCGCAATGGCAGTATATAAACCACTGGTGTTGGACAAAGATGAGACAGATATCAACAAGATTATGAGCAAGCTGTACCGTTTCAGCCGTGATCTGAAATTCACCTTGTCCAACCTGTCCCTTGAGGACAACACGGACGCATCCGTCCTGGACATCCTGGACAGCCGTGCCGATAAGACACGCAAGATCAGCTTCAGCGCGGACGGCCTGACCATAGACCTTCAGGATTACGAAACAGGGCTACATACGTCCCTGGAACAGACAAGTGAGAAGATATCCCTTCTGGTGGATTCCGGAAGCGTGGTGGAAACCATGCTGTCCCGGATGGAGCTATATGGGGAGTACATCACATTGAAGACCGGTCAGGTCATCATACAAACCCAGAATATGTCCCTGGACAGGAACGGAAACGCCAGGTTCTCTGGGGATATCATAGGTGGGCCCATAAATATCGGTGGAAGATTCATTGTGGATGCGACCGGAAAGTGCTATGTGGATGGGACACTGACCACAGAAACCTTAAACCCACCGGATGGGGTATATGCATATGAACTGGAAATCTACAATGACAACGATGTGATCAACACGGTCACAAACAATATCAACTGCGGGGATGCCTATATCTCAGAGACACTCACATGCAGGAAGGTGTATCAGACATCAGATAAAAGATGCAAGACGGATATCACCCCCATATCAGAGGGGGCGGCGGCAGAGGCGCTGCATGCAATCATCCCTGCAAAGTACCGGTTCAGAGACAGCCAAAGGTCGGGAATCGGATGCATTGCCCAGGAAGTATACCGGAACGCAGGGGAGACCATGCCTATGACCGCAAGGCATGAAGACTGCCTGGTGCTGCCGTACGGCAACTACGGCGCGGTCTATGCCCGTATGATCCAGGCCAATCAATACCGCATCAATGCCTTGAAACAAGAGGTTAAGAGAAGGAAGGAGGAAACCAATGTCAAGCTTTAACATGCCCGCCTTGGGAGGGCAGAACCAGGATATCAAGAAAGTGTACAGTTATATCCAGATGCTGAACCGGCAGTTGAGATACAGCCTGTCAAACATCACCCCGGAGGACAATTTCACCCAGGAATCCTTCCTCAAGTATCAGGAAACGGACACCGCCATAGCACAGATGGAAATAACCATGAACGGATTCCTGACCCAGTTCAAGAATCTGGAAGCTGATCTGGAAACCGGCATAAAGGTATTAAACGGCCAGATTGCCTTGAAGGTAGCGGCAGGAGACCTGTGCTCGGAGATATCGGCCACCACGGACACAATCACATTTAAAAGCGGCTATCTCGTGATAGACAGCAGCAATTTTAAACTGTACAAAGATGGGACGGCCCAGTTCTCGGGTACGATTAACGGAGGGTCCATCAACATCAATGACAATTTCATCGTGACCAGCAGTGGGGCCGTCACGACCAAGGCCATCACCTATTCCGGCCAGATCAACGTCAACGGCCTGTTGTATTCCAACTATATGCGCATTGCCGGGAACGCGGACGTGGAAGGGAGCCTCACATGCCGGTACCTGAATGCATCATATGACGTGTCATGCGAGGTCCTGTTCGAACGGTCGGACCAGCGCCTGAAGGAGGATATAGAAGAAATCCCGGATGGGACTGCCCTATCCCTTGTCCTGGGATTCCGGCCGGTCACATTCGCCTATAAAGATTCCGGGATGAAAGGAATGGGCCTGATTGCCCAGGACCTGGACGAGCTCCAGGCGCGTCTGGGAACGGACCTGCCCCTAGTGAACCATGATGGGGAATACCTGTCAATCCCATACAGCACCAATAGTGTCCTGTATGCAGGGGCAATCCGCGCCCAGCAAAAAGAACTGGATGCATTGGAAGCAGAAATCAATAAGTTAAAGGAGGTGGCTTAAATGATAAAAATCGCGTTTGAAGAGGATAACATCAACATGGCCCTGATGCTGTTAAACCAGATAAAGGTGGAAGGGGTGCAGCAGGCCGGGTTCCTGGTGAGCATAAACAACATCCTGACCAAAGGGGAGCGCATAGAAACCAAGGAAGAGTTCAAACCAGAACCAAAAAAGGGGGATAAATAAGATGGCAGTCGGAAGTATTGTGGATTACTTAAACAGCAGGAAACAGGACAGCTCCTATAATAACCGGAAGAAGCTGGCAAACCAGTACGGGATCAACAACTATTCCGGCACGGCGGCCCAGAATACAAGCCTGCTTAAGGCCATGCAGGGAAGTGGAAGCCCACCGGCAAGCAGCACGAACAATAACACGGCGAACGGGGACAATGTGACCATAACCCCGGTGTCCAGCTCTTCCCAGGGGAGCCCGGCCACAAATTACCTTACCGGGTATCAATACCAGAAATACACCCCATCCAACAAGGTAACAAACTACGCAGACAAGTTGGCGGACCTGGAGGATAACAAACCCGGGGACTACGTAAGTAAGTATGACAGCACCATTGATGACCTCATAGACAGTATCCTAAACCGGGAACAGTTTGACCCCAACAGCGTGTATGATACGGATCTGTATAAGAATTACCGCGAGCAGTACATGCAGCAGGGTAATAAGGCTATGCGCGACACCATAGGCAACATATCCGGCATGACCGGGGGATATGGATCCACATATGCCACAGCCGCAGGGCAGCAGGCATACGATAACTATCTCAGCCAGTTGGGAGATAAGACCCTTGATATATATGACCGTGTATATCAGCAGTATCTCAACGAGGGGCAGGAACTGTATAACCGGCTGGGGATGGTAAACAATCAGGACAGCATTGATTATGGTCGCTACCGCGATACGGTAAACGACTATTATAATGACCTCAACTATTATGCCGGAAGATATGACAGCTCCTACGCCCAGGACTTCGGGGAATACCAGTACAACCAGGACGCAATGAGATGGGCAGAGGAATACGCCTATCAGAAGACACAGGATGCGCTTGCACAGCAGAACTGGCAGACCCAGTTTGATTACCAAAAAGAGCAGGATGCCCTGCAATATGCACTCCAGCAGCAACAGCTGGCATTATCGGCGTCAAAGGCCAGGAGCGGGGGAAGCGGAGGAAGCAGTAAAAAGGCAAACAGTACCAATACCTATATCACAAAAGCCAAAAACATGCTGAGCGGTACAGATGGAAGCGATACCCATAAATACCAGAGCAGGACAGTATCTAATTATTTAAAGAACCAGTATGGACTATCCGCAGAAGAAGCGGAATATATAACCTCCCAGGCAAGCGCAGATCTGAGGAAATCGTCAGAAGGGAATACGGATAAATACTACGGATATGCAGCTGCATACGCTAAGGAACATGATGCAGATGAAGATGAAATGCTTGATTACCTGAACCGGTACTACGAGAACAATAAGATTAGCGCAGAGGAAGCAGACGAGATCTGGCGCAGGCTGGGATTGGATTAAGGAGGAAATATGTCATTTAGCAGCCGATTAAAAGAAAAGCAGGAGAAAGAAAGGGAACGGCAAGGGAAAGAAAGAGAACAGGGGATTGTGAGGAGCGGGGAAAGCTCCTCACAGAAACCGGTCAATGCGTTCCTGGAGCGCAGACAGGCGCGGCAGAGGGAACAGGACGCACAGATGGCCCAGGCAGTCCAGGCAGACCATTCCATGGAAAAGACGGATTTTTTTCGCGCGGATCGTGAACAGGCAGCAAAGGACTATGCAAAGCAGAACGCAAAGCAAAGGCTCAGCCGGTTCCAGTCGGATTTCTATGAAAACCTCACGCCCAATACATATCTGGATTCTTCCAGTAGCGAAGAACTGTCAGCGCTGGGAAAGGCAGAGAAGAACCGGGGGAAGCTGGCAGACATGGCAGAGGAATATGCCAAGGCGAGAAGCGCGAGAAATACCGTAAGCCAAAACAATCTATATGAATCAGCCAGCAGTGAACAGCTTTCGCAGATGGGGAAATCTGCGAAAGAGGCTAGCAACAAAAGAGAAAAGGAAATCCGGGAGGCGGCAAAGTATGGTTTCACGTTGCCTCCATTCGCGAAGCCGATATCTTATGATGATATTGAGCAGATGCATGACTATGATACGATGATAGCGAAAGCGAAGGAGGATGGGGACCCACTTGCACCGCGGGGATTTTTTGGTAAACAGCTTTTCGAGGATGATGAGGTTGTCAAATACACAAACGGATTTGACGCATCGAATAATAAGCTTAGAAGGAATGCTTTGTTAAATGACCAGGAAAGGAACCGATATTATTACCTCTATGAGAAAAAGGGAAAGGAAACAGCAGACCTATACCTGGAGTCACTTCAGAACGAAATAAATTATAGAGGGGCAGCAGAGGAATACGCGGCAAACAGAAGTCTTCCTGGAGTTGTGAGGGTTCCTAACAATATGATTCAATCCTTCGAGGGTGGGGCAAAAAGCGCGATAGAAGGATTAAAGGCATTGCCAGATGCGTTTATGGGAAAAGAGAGGGATTACACCACGAAAGAGCATGAATACTACCAAAGCATGTTGCTGAATGATGCATCCGGTCCTGAAAGCTGGGCATATAAGGCATCAAACGTGATTGGGAATATGGCCCCGTCCGCGGTGGCAGCATACGCAACGGCAGGCGCAAGCCTAGGAGCTGGAGCGGCAGGAAACGCAGCAGGACTGGGAGGAAAAATTGCGGGAGCCCTGGGAAAAGGGCTAACAGCAGCAAGCGCAGAAATGGCAGCCCAAACAGCAGGCCAGACCTACAGAGAAGATATAATGGAAGGTCGGCCGGTAGAAGGAGCACAGATGAATGCAGCCCTGACGGCGGCAGATGAAATGGTAACAAACTGGCTACTGGGAGGTATCGGTCATCTGGGAGGCGGAGTGGTAAAGAAAGCCCTTGGAAATAGCCGGGTTGCACAGGCGGCTAAACAAGGAGTATCCAACGCTCTGGCAAAGAATCCAGCGGTAAGGCGGGCGGTGCTGGGCGCGGCAGGATACGGCGCAGATATGCTTTCAGAGGGAACCCAGGAAGCAACACAGGATCTTACAGAATCCATAAGAAAGCATTTCATTTATGGAGATAATCTGGACCTGATGGGAGATATCACGGATCCCCAGACATGGGAAGACTTTGCATTGGGAGCAATCACAGCGGGAGTGATGAATGCACCTGGTGCAATTAGCAGAAACATTGCTATGAATAACTATGGTAAGAGCCTGGATGTGGATTACAGGGACTATGTCAATGGATTTTCGGGTATCCAGCAGGACAGCTATGCGGACCCGGCGGATTATCAGGAAGCAGTGGACCTCCAGCAGATTGCCCAGGAATATGCCGACAGACAAAGGAACAAGGAGACCATATCAAACCGGGACAAAGCAGAATATGACCTCCGCTTCCGCCAGTTTGCGGAAAACACCCTGCGCCACAATGAAGAAAAAACAGCCCAGGAAACGAACCAGAATAACCAGCAGACGGAGGAAACACAGCAAGCCGAACAAACATACACCGAACCCACAAAAGCAGAATATGAGCCGTACAGTGAGCCGGAGACAGCCTGGGATTATACCCAGGATGCAGCAGAGGAAGGACCGGAACCGGCCAACCCACAGGCCCAGCCTGCCCTTAAGCAGGAGACCACCCAGGAAGCCGCATATACACCCACAGAGACATCACCACAGGATCAGACAAAAGCATACCGGAAACCATACGGCCAGAATGGTCAGAAAGCCTTAACGGAAGGATATGACGGAACCATTGAACTGTCCACATACAATAAGGCCTTTGGCCGCGCCTATGATGCCGGTTATTATAACGTGGATATAGATGTAGCGGAGCGTTCGGCACTCCGATCAGTCATAGGTAACGACCAGTTCCTGGCGGCATATAAAGCAGGCGCCCAGGATTACAACCTGGAAAGCAAGGTGCAGCAGACAAACATGATTCAGGGCGCCCCAAAGGCCGGAGGCCTGGGAACCGTATCGGAAAATGCCACAACTGCACAGAGAAAAGTCGCAGAGCATATAGGAAAGGCAACAGGCCTGAAAATCAACCTGGTAGACGGGATGAATCAGTCCAATGCAACCGGATCCTACAGGAGCGGGGAAATCACCATATCCATCAACAGCAGCGACTTCAACGGATCCCTCACACACGAACTGACCCACTATATCAAAGAGTACTCCCCAAAAGGTTACGGGAAGTACACGGAGATTGCGGTAGAAGCCCTCATGAAATCAGAGAACACCTCCCTGGAGAACCTTGTGGAGAGATATACAAACCAGTATGCAGATGCCGGCCAGGAGCTGACCCGGGAAGAGGTCATGGAAGAGATTGTGGCAGACGCCACGCAGAAGTTCTTCAATGATTCAGAATTTATCAACTCAATCGTGAACAAGGATAAGACAATCGCGCAGCGGATCACAGATTTTCTGGGGGATGTGATTGATTCCCTGAAGCAGCTGATAAAGAACGGAAGCACCAGGGCAGCCGCAAAAGGCCTGGAAGAGGACCTGAGATACTATGAGGATGCCAGGGATGCCTGGATGCAGGCATTGGCAGATGCCGGGGAAACCTATAAATCAGGCATGGAGACCCAAAAGGAAGGCCAGAAAGAAAGGAATGCCCTGAAGAAGCCGAATCAGGTAACAGAAAAAAATATTGAAGAGAACTATACCAAGGTAAGAGGAATGGAATCCGTCACAGAAATGGAAGGGACAGAATTTGGAAAAGGTGAGAAAAAGCTGTCCGAGCAGATCCTGGAGTTCTTTGAATCCATTGGAGGAAAAGCCCATAATGAGGTTGTTGGGGATGTCATACTTAATAAGAGGGCAATAAAAGATGATATGGCCCATGGGATATCAAGGAAGAAAGCGGTTGCCTTTGCGGCAATACCGGATGTGATTGAGAAAGGGCATGTACTGGATCATCAAAAGAACTGGAAAGGCAGAGGTTATGATTCGGCGGTGATAGGAGCCAAGGTGAAGATAGCCGGTGAAGAATACTACGAACTGGTCATAGTAAAACTGAAGGACGAAAACCATTTATATGTCCATGAGGTACATACAGCAAAAGTGGGAGAGGATTCCGTTCTGGACCAGCTATTCCCAAATGCTGAAAGCAGCAATGGTACTTCTGGCGGCAATCCTCTCCCTATCTACAGTATATTCGACAAACTGCTCAATGTCAACGGAGAAGAAACGAAAAATCAAAGCGGAAAGATGAGGTTCCAGCTGGAGGATGCAGATATTGATCCAAATGATGTAAAACGCCTCCAGGAGCAAAACCAGATCCTACGGGAAGCAAACGAACTGTTGCAGGAACAGTTCAGGCTCACCTCCCGGGAAGATACGCGCCAGGAGGATATCAGAAGGATCGCGAGTGGGATACTGAACAAATACCAAAGCAACTACAATGAAAAGACATTGCAGACGAACCTAACAAAGTTGTATGAATATATCAGGAGCACAGGGCAGGTAGACAGGGATGGATTGACGGAAGCGGCCACGGGAATCGCCAAGGGAATCCTGAAACAAGCCCGGAACCAATACCCGGAACTGTCAGACATGTATAAAGGCGTCAGAAGGGAAATAAAGAATACCAAGATTAAATTATCCGATCAGGACAAGGCAGACCTGAGGGAAATGGGAGGATATGAAAGCTTCAGGAAAAAGTACTTCGGAAAAATCACGCTGAGCAAAGACGGAATATCGATTGACAGCCTGTATCAGGAATTAAGCGCACAGCACCCGGAACTATTCCCGGCTGATATTACCCACCCAGCCGACCAGCTGATGGCCGTTGCCCATGCCATTGACCAGACCCAGGAATATGTCCAGAACCCATACCATGCGGACATGGATGAGATGTCCTATATCGTAGGACAGGAAATCATACAGTCCTATTTTGAAATCCAGAACAGGATTCCCACGTTTGCAGACCAGAAGGAAGCCCAACTGAACCAGGCCAAAGCCGACTATGCATCCAAGATGAAGAAATATCAGGGTGATTTCAATAAAAAGATAAATCAATACAAAGCCGAACTGAATGACCGGTATACAAAGGGAATCCGTGAAGCCAATAAAGATATCGCCAATGAACGCCAGATCCTGGCAGGACAGATGAAACGCGCAAAGGAACGGATGGAGAATGCAATCGGGGACGAATGGAAAGAGGCAAAGAAAGAATATAATGAACTCATGGAAAGAGGCAGGGACTTAAACCGCCAGGAAGCCCAGATCCGATACGTCCTGAACCCTAAAAAGTACGTAGAAAGCATGCAAAAGGTGCGGGAGAACAAACAGAAAAGCTCCAATAAGCAGAAAATCATCAAAGATACCATGACAATCCAGAACTGGCTTCTGAAGCCGGACAATAAAAAACATGTGCCGGATGAAGTAAAAGGAATTGCGCTGGAATTTATCAAGAGCATTGACTATAGTTCAAAGTATCTGAACCAGAAAGGGGAACCAACCCAGCGTACCAGGGCATGGGATGCCCTCCAGAAGTTCTATGAATCCGTAAAAGACGGAGGGGAATGGAAGGGGGAGAACAAGGAATCCGTATACTTTGACTGCGATCCAGATATGATTAATCGGATGATGGAACTGAAGGAAAAGGTATACGATATCGAACGCCTGGAAGATCTGAGTCCCCGCGAGATGGAATCCCTCCAAAAAGTAGTAAGCTCCATGAAAAAGACCATCATGGAGATGAATGACCTGAAAGCCAACAAGACGGCGGAACGGGTGGAAGAACTGGCAGGAAAAGCCCTGGGAGAACTGGGAAAGATAGCCGGGGAAAATGGGAGGACTGAATACGGAGGCACAGCAGGATACGCAGATAAACTCCTAAACTATGACAACCTGACCCCTTATACCTTTTTTTGGAAGATGGGGAACGCCATGGAATCCATGTACAGCACTTTTAGGGCCGCAGCAGATAAAAAGACAACCATGCTGAAAGAGGCAGAGGATTACATAGCTGATGTAAGGAAGAACCTGAAGCTGACCCGGAAAGAGATATTGAAATGGTCTGGACCAGAGGCCAAGAGGCGGACGTTCCAGGTAACAGGGGGAAGCATCACCCTGACACCGGCCCAGATCATGTCCCTGTACGAAGAAAACAAGAGAGGACAGGCCAGGGGACACATATATGGGGATGGAATACGGAGTGCCCCTAAACTGGCGAAAGAAAAAGGCATAAAAGGAGCGCTTAAGCCATCGCAGATCATAAAAAGCTATACGCCGGTAAAGGTCAGCCCGGCAGACGTGGAGAACATCACAAGCACCTTAACACCAAAGCAGAAACAGTTCGCAGATGCATTACAGGAGTTCTTGTCAACAAGGGCGGCTGACTGGGGGAATGAAGCATCGCTCCTGATGTATGGCTATAAGAAGTTTGTGACAAGGGATTATTTCCCTATATTAACCGATGGGAACTATATCCAGAGCAAAGAAGGGGATTTGAAGAATATGCAGACTACCATCCGAAACCTGGGAATGACAAAAAATACGACACCGAATGCTAATAATGCGGTTGTCATGGATGATATCCTTGATATCTTTTCCAGACATATTGACCAGATGAGTACATACAGTGCATTTCTCGCCCCCCTTTCTGATTTCAATAAAGTGTATAACTATAAGAACCGGGAAAAAATGGTCAGCATCAAGCAGGAGATTGAACGGGCCATGGGAAGCCAGGCCCAGGATTATATCCAGGCCCTGATTCATGATATCAATGGTGATTTCAAAGGGGATAACAATATCTTTGAGAAGCTCTTGTCTAATAAAAAGGCATCAGCAGTTGCAGGAAGTATCAGCGTTGCAATTCAGCAGCCGGCTTCCTATGTCCGTGCACTTGCCGAAATAGACGCAAAGTATCTGATACCGGGAGCATTTACATTTACGAGGAAGGGACAGTGGGACATGATCTGTAAATATGCCCCGATTGCGCAATGGAAGGACTGGGGATTCTACCAGATGAACACAAGCCGGTCTATAAAGGATATCATGTTTGAAACGGATGGCGCAATACAGCGTTTTACGAATAAGACCATGTTTCTCGCGGAAAGAGGAGACCGCCTTGCTTGGAATCGGATCTGGAGGGCCTGCGAAAACGAGATAAGCGATAAACATAAGGACCTGAAGCCGGGAACGGAGGAATACTACCAAAAAGTAGGGGAACGCTTTTCAGAGATCATAGACAGGACCCAGGTGGTGGATTCGGTCCTTCACCGCTCCCAGATTATGAGACGGAAAGACCTGGGATTAAAAACGGCAACAGCTTTCATGGGAGAGCCGACCAGCACCTACAATATGCTTTACCGCGCAGCGGAAGGGATAAAACAGAAACGCCCCCACGCAAAAACCAAGGCCGCCAAAGCAGCTGGAGCGATTGCGGCAACCGTGGTGTTAGGAGCTGCGCTTAAAGCAGCCGCCACTGCCCCTAGGGATGATGACAAGGATAAGAGTATATTAGAAAAATATACAGATGCATTTTGGGAAAACTTGATTGATGCTGCAAATCCTCTGGGACTGGTGCCGCTTGGAAAGGACATTGTATCAATCCAGCAGGGATACGCCGCGGGAAGATTGGATGTACAAGGCTTCCAGGATATCAAGTATGCCGTGGACAAGATACGAAAAGTGGCGGAAGGAGATAACACTCTGACCCCACGATATACAGCCGTGTATGCATCAAAGATGCTGGGGAACCTCCTGGGAACCCCTGCAAGCAATATCATGAGGGAAACAGAAACGGCATTGAATGTATATCATCAGTATATCAACCGGGGATTGGAGGATGATTATAAATGGGCCAGGCAGAAATACGAGATAAAGAGCAAATCAAACCTCGGACTGTATGTGGATATGATGATCGAAGCGCAGAGGAATGGAGATAAGGACCTTGAGAAGCGGATCAAGACCGACTTAAACAAAGCGGAAATTGATAATGAGACCATAACCGCCAAGATTAAATCCCTCATAAAGGGAGAGCTTATCTCAAAGGACCATGTGGATCCAAGAATTGAAGAAGCGGCCCAGGCCAGGATGGCAGCGGACACAGAATCCTATAAAGCAGCAGTCAGTGAGCTGATTGCAGAGGGATATGCCGGGAAGCTGGTAAGCTCCGCCGTAGACACCAGGATTAACCAGTTAAGCGGGGAAGAGGAGATTGACTGGGAGGAAGAGGCCGCAACGGATCCAGATGAACTGTACGGCGAGATCCTGACCGGAGAGGCGGAAGAGGAAGACTGGGATATATATTCGTCCGCAGATATCCTGAAAGCAGTTGACCAGGTGGGAACCACCATGGAAAGTGAAAAAGCCTTCAAAAAGATCACAACCGAAATCGTAGACACCAAAGTTAAAGCCGGAAAGACCAAAGATGATGCCATAGGGGATATAAAGTCCTCCATCAGCCGCAGATACAAGCAGGAATGGATAGAAGCCTACCTGGCCAAAGACCAGGAAGGATACGAAGCAATCATGGCCAAACTGAACCGCCTGACAGTGGACGGGAAGAACCTGTACACAGGAAAAGATTATACCAAATGGAGAAAAGAAGCGAAGGAGAAAGAAAAGGAAGGAAAAAAGTAGAATAATGCAGATGGCTGTGATATACTAAGAAAGCTGTCAAACCTCCAGCAGAAAGGAGGTGATCCTGTATGGATAATGTCTCAGCATTTATTATCTCCGTCATAGCAAGTGTAGTTGGCTACTACATATGCAAATGGCTGGATGGAGATGAATAGACAGCAACAGCCTAAACGGACTAGCTCACCGTAACGAGCAAGAAAAACCCCAGAGTGGCCGCTCTGGGGTTTTTCGCTTTGTCCTGCATGAATGAAGTATCTCAGCATTTATTTGGCTAATATAATAATATGCCCTGCGAAGAGAAAAGTCAATGGAAATTTTAATAAAAAGACCCCGGGCCCGAAGGATACCGGAGTACGTTCAGTTACTATAATATGCCCTTTGAAGGGAAAAGTCAATATCATTTTAAAATAGCAATTTTATTACCAATAGCCTATATGGCGTTATAGCCAGGGCCCGCCCATGGCCGTGGCTCCCATCAACATGGTGAGACGGGTGGTGGATTATGCGGTCACCGCCATTCCAAGGGAGAAACTGAGCCTGGGCATACCTAATTACGGATATGACTGGGCCCTTCCCTATGAGCGGGGCGTGACCAGGGCCAAAACCATTAACAACCACCAGGCGGTGCAGCTTGCCATTGATTTTGGCGTGGATATACGATTTGATGAGACTGCCATGTCCCCCTACTTCCGGTATTGGCAGTACGGAATCCAGCATGAGGTGTGGTTTGAGGATGTGAGGAGCATTAAGGCCAAGTTTGACCTTATCAAGGAATATGAATTGTCAGGGGTCGGGTACTGGCAGCTGATGAGCCTTTTCAGGGCCAACTGGCTGATGCTGAACGAGATGTTTTACATTGAGAGGGAGTGGCCGGTGATGGAACGGCTGGATGGGACAAATGGGACATAA